GACGGGCCCGAGCGCGACGACCAACCGCGCCGCGCCGACGTGGGGTGGCGGGGGTACGCCCATGGCGCAGCGCATGGGCATGGGCGCGGACTCGTCCATGGGCGCGGGCGACGAGTGGGACAACTCCAATCCGTCGGGCCAGCCCGCCTCGAGCACCTCGAGCTCGACCTCGACGTCGGAAGACACGGGCGGCGCGGGCTACCCCGCGGGCTCGACACTGACCAAGCCGACTACCCCGCAGCCTGCCTCCTCGTCTAGCAACGCCAGCGTGCCCAGCGATGCGCATCAGATCTTCGATCCCACCACGCACCAGTTGATCGGCTACTGGGTGCCTGGCAAGCCACAGTACCCAGGCCAGCCCGAGGATCAGATCCCGCGCGACTACCACTGGCTGTCCAGCACCGCGACCAGCACCACGCCCGAAGCGCAGGCCGCCGACGTGGCGTACACCAAGGCGCAGACCGAGGAGGCCAACTCGCGCAGGGCGCTGGACGACGCCAACGCCAAGGAAGCCGCCGCGCGTCAGGAACTGACCGTGGCGCAGACCGACGCCGCCAAGCAGAAGGCGCAGCAGGATCTGGTCGACGCGCAGCAGGCGGCGCAGAAGGCGAAGGACGACCACGACACTTCGGTGCAGGCGCTGCAGGGCGCGCAGCAGAAGGCGCGTCAGTCCGCCGCGCCGCAGCTTACGTCGGTCACCGACGTCAACGGCCACGTTTACAACCGCGACCCACAGACGGGGCAGCTTGTCGACACGGGGGTTATCTCGCCCAACAAGGGCTCCGCGTTTCAGTACAACGGCAACGACGGCTCGCTGCACCTGTTCAATCCCAACACCAACGAAGACACGCTGCTGCAGCCGCCCGACAAGTACAAGGCCTACACGCCGATCAAGGACGCGCAGGGCTACATCCAGTGGGACCCCGATGCGACCAACGCAGCGGGCGGCAAGGGTGCGTTCGTGCGCGTGTGGAAGGACGACCCGACGTGGTCCACACAGATCCGCGACGGTCAGGTCGTCGCCACCAACAATCAGGACCCGACGCAGGTCAAGGTCACGGGTATCCCCGAGACCACGGCGGAAAAAGACACGCACACCAACAACATCGACAACCACAACCAGGCGATGCTGAATCTGGAGAAGACCAAGCAGGACCTGCAGACGGGCAAGATCACCCAGGCGCAGGCGCGCATCAACGTCGAGCAGAGCATTCAGAACCTGCTCCACCCGCAGCCGATGTCCATCGGCAGGTCGGTGTACATCCCGCCAGGCCTCAGCCTGGACGTCACCGACTTCAGCGGCAACACGCGTACGGTCAGCGGCGGCGCGCAGGACCCGCGCGTGCAGCAGGCGGTCAGCGGCGCTGACGAACTGCTCAAGAGTATCGGTGGCGATCCGACCAACCTGAACTCGCCTGGCAACATCGACATCACCAACGCGCGCACGGGCAGCACGCTGCCAGGCGGCACGCAGACGACGATGCCCGCGGGCACGACACCCTCGAACTTCGGCACCTCGTCCGACCCCGCCGCGCCCGCGCAGCCGACCATCAACCCCCGCGCGGGCGATACCGCGGGCAGCAAGCTCACCAGCGATCTGGCGACCACGGGCGTCGAGGGCAGCACGCTGGTTCCCAAGGCAGGCGACCCGTACAGCCCAGGCGTGCCTGGCAGCGACCCCCGACTGTCGGGTCAGCTACAGCCGCCCACCAAGGTGACCACCACCTCGGGTGTGGTCACGCGGCCTGCACCCGACCCCTACGGCCTGACCAGCGGCGACCTGCTCACCGACGACACGGGCGACGGCGGCGCGGGCAACATGGGCGCGGGCATCAACACGCCAGGCGGCTGGGTCACGCGGCCCACACCGTTCAGTCGTGCCGCAGGGCCAGGCTGGCTGGGCGGTGTGGGATCGGGCCAGGCCGACGAGTTCGACCCGTCCACGGGCGACGTGGGTCAACTCAACATCAACACGGGGCCAGGCGCGAACGCGGCACCCAAGCCCGCGATCAACACGGGCGTCGGCATGCCGATGGGCCCCGCGATCAACACGGGCCCAGGCCCAGGCGCGGCAGGCGGTGTAGCGATCAATACAGGGCCAGGCAGCATCGGCCAGCCAGGCGTGACCGATCAGGGCTCCGACGTCATGCAGCAGATCGACCTGCTGACGGAGCGGGTCAGAGAATCGCTGAAGAAGCTTCTCGGCCAACCCACGCTGGGCAGCCCCGAGCACGACCTGTCGGGCGACCCTGCCAAAAAGCCCTTCGGCGTGCAGGGCGGCTTCGACGTGCCCGACGTGCAGTACGGCAATCCGCAGACGGGTCAGGCTGGGCCTGTCCAGCAGCCGACCGACATCAACCAGGGCCAGAGCGGCGCGGTGCCGCTGCACCGCGAGTTCTACGACCAGCCGCACGGCCTCAGCCCCGACGAGATGGACGAGATGCAGCAGATCGAGGGGCTGCAGAAGCAGGTCGACGCCAGCGGTCAGGGCAACCCCGAGGCGCAGGCCAAGCTCGACGCGCTGCGCAACTGGATGCACACCCTCGGCACGGGGCAAGAGGGTGCGGGCCACATGTCCAACTTCTGGCAGCCCAAGGGCTTCGGCGTGGGTCAGGCGCAGGCTCCGCAACCCACGCCGCAGAACCCCGCGGGCTGGCAGCCGCCGCAGCCTAACCCTCAGATGCCGTCCACGGCGGGCAAACAGAAGCTACCCAGGTGGATGGAGTTCCTCTTGCGACGCCACCCCGAACTGCTGCAGCAGGCTGGAGTGGCGGGCGGTCCTGTGTCAGGTGGTTCTTCTGCGGGGAGTCCACCGTCGGCGGGGTCCACGGCTCCGCAGCCCCCGTTGGGCGGGGGGCAGGACATGCCACCACAGGGGGTCCCTGGTGCCTCCAATTCCCAACCAGGGGCCCCCGGTCCAGGCGGTGCTCCGATGCAGCCTCCGCTTCCTCCCGGAGACGTGGCTGGCATCGGGCACCGTTTCGGGCAGCAGATGGACGTCGGCGAGCCGCAGCACTCGGGCGTCGACCTGCAAGCCCCCGAAGGCACGCCGACACAGAGCCCTGTGGATGGCGTCGTCGAGGACGTGCAGAACAACCCGCAGGGGCTGGGCGTCACCGTCGTCATCCGCGGCAAGGACGGCTCACAGCACAAGCTGGGCCACCTGTCGAAGACCAAGGCGTACCGCGGCATGCAGGTCGCGCGCGGCCAGGACCTTGGCAGCGAGGTGGGCAGCACGGGTCTCAGCACGGGTGCGCACCTGCACTGGGGCGTCAAGGATCAGCAAGGGGCACCTGTGGATCCCACGCCCGCGCTGCCGCCGCAACAGCAGAACATGCCGCCTGTGCCAGGCACCGAGCAGATGGGACCCACAGGGGGCACGGGTGCGCCGCCGATGGGCGGGGGTCAGGACGCACGGGTGGGCTGGCCCCCCAAGGCTCCTCGAGCCAAGCGACGTTGGGGCAAGCCCAACCCGACGCGCGTCGGCGCAGGCAGGGACCTGCCAGGCTTCGGTCCCGACGAGATCAAGATGCGCGACCCGCAACTCAATATCGCGGAGCTCACCAGCGGTGGCACCAAAGCGATCTGGGGCGGCGAGCAGCAGCAGAACCCCGCCGCGTTGCCGAAGTTGGGGGACGTCAAGATCAATCCTATCGGTGCCTTTGGCTCAGGTCAGGGTGCGGCAGCGCCGACCAACTACTCCAGCCCCGACTACCAGCAGGGGTATCAGGACGGCATGCAGGCTTCCTCGAAGCCTGGCACGCCGCCGATCTTTACGCCTGGTCTGGCGCAGCCGATCCCAGGCGCGGCGGATGCCTCGGGCATGGCGGGTGGCCCGCAACAGATGGGCGGCGGCACCGAAGCCGCGCGCAAGGGCAACAAGCGCAGGGATCCGCCGCCCGTCTCGGACGAGGAGGCGCAGAAGAACTGGGAGGCGCTGCCGCCAGGCAGCCGCGACTGGTCGTGGATCTCGGGTCCCAAAGGCGGCGAGTTTGTCGGCGGCGGCAGCTACACGCTGCCAGGCGCGGGCCAGGACACCTCCGACAGCCTGTGGGACAAGTACCAGGCCCGCGAGGTGCAGGGGGCGATGGGTGCGGGCGCGGGAGCCACGACGCAGGCCGAACGGCAGCAGCAGGTCCTCGCGGCGGGCTACAACGGCCCGCTGACCGACGCGGCCATCAACCAGGCGTACGCCAACGCGGCGACCCCCTCGGACCTGGCGCAGTCGGGTATCTCCAACACGCCGCAGTCGGCGGGCCCCTCCTCGCCAAGCACCTCGACTTCTGGCGGTCCGAGCACGACCACCAAGGGTGCGTTGATCATCGACCCAGGCACGCAGAAAGAGCTTGCCAACCAGGCGGCGCAGATCGCGGTGCAGCAGCAGCAGGAGACGGATCATCACAACGAGGTCATGGCGCAGATGGCGCAGGACCTCGCCATCCACAAGGACGACCTGGCCTACCAGTACGCGGTGCAGGCCGAGACCGATCGTCACAACCAGGCCACCGAGCAACTCACCGCGCGGCAGCAAAACCTGCAGGCGCAGATGGATCAGCTTGACAACCAGACCAAGCTGGACATCCAGAACATGGCCAATCAGTCCGCGCAGCAGATCGAGAGCATGCGCGAGGCGTCGCAGGTGCAGATCCAGCAGATGCAGGAAGGCACGCAGATCTATCTGCAGCAAGGCCAGCAGGCGTTTCAGGACTGGCAGACACGGCAGCAGAACGAGATGTCGATCCTGTCCTCGGCGCTCAACAACCCGTGGCTGCAGCAACTCACGGGTATGACCCCGCCAGGCGGCGCGGGCACGCCGACGGGCGGCGCGAACATCGCCGCGCTGGTGCAGCAGATCCTGCAGCCGTACGACGTCTCGGCCTTCTCGGCAGCCAACGCGCCAGCGGCAGCCAACCTCGGCGGACCCGCGCAGGGGCCGAATGCCCCCGCGCTGCCAGGCGAGCCGACCGCGGGATCGGTCAACCTCGGTGCGTTCAGCGGCGGGGTCAACACGGGCTACGCGCCAGGCACCTTCGTCAGCAAGGCCAACGGCGAAGTCGGACAGGTCCAGAACAACGGCTCGATCATGGCCTTTAGCAGCGGCGAGCAGGCCGCGGCGGCAGGCGTCCAGCCTGGCAACACCAACGTGACGATGATCTCCGACCAGTTGTTCGACTCGGCGGTGTCGACCAATCCCAACGCGGTGATGGGCACCGCGGGCGCGGCGGGCACGCCGACGCCAGGCTCTACGGCGGGGGGTACCTCGGGCGGCACGCAGGCGCTGGGCCCCGCGGTCGCGCCGCCAGGCCAGGCGGTGCCAGGTGCGAGCCAGGGCCAGGTCACCGCGCAGCCCAGCGCGCAGTCGTTCTTGACCTCGGGTCAGGCCGCGCCCAACTCCGCGGCGGGCAACCCCAACGGCAGCGGCATCAACATCCCCGACTGGAGCACGTGGCAAAGCTGGAGCCCGTGGCAGAAGGCGGCGTACCGCGCCAACATCGAGGCGCTGGGACCAGGCGTGTGGGCGCAGGTGCAGCAGAGCTTGCAGAACTCGTTTGCCGCGCAGGGCGGCGCGCCCGACGTGACGCAGCTTGCGGCGCAGTCGGCCAACCCCGCCGAGCAGATCGGGCAGCAGATGACCGCTGAAGCCTTCGGCCAGACGCCGAGCCAGTGGCAGACGCAGCAGGCGCGGCAGTGGTCGCAGGCGCAGGCCCCGCAGGTCAGGCAGAACGTGACCCAGAGCCAGAGCGGCGCGGCCAGCGCGGGCGCGACGCCCGAGTCGCAGTACGGCGTGTAGTGGCGATCGACTTCCGCGCCGATCCTCTAGGATCCCGCGTCAAGGGTTGGCAGCCGCGCGGCCAGGGGTCGGTCAAGCTCGTGCCAGGCTGGGAGCCGCGGCCCGAGTACGGCGCGGGCCAGATCGGCGATCCGTTCGACCCACAGGGGGGGGATCCCGAGAGCTACACCGCGCCGCCCGCCCCGCCGCAGCCGCAGCCGATGGACAACCCGCCCGCGGGCCAGCCGCCCGCGCCGACCCCGCTGCAACCTGTGCCGAAGAATACAGCGCCTGTGTATACTAAGCTACAGACGCAGGCGCTGTCCTCGCCCGCGCCCACGAGCGATTCCCCCCGCGCCTCGACGAGTTCGGGCACGAGTGCTCCCCAGACTCTGCGCGCGGCGGGGAATCCTCCCGCCGCGCCCGTCCAACGCACTCAAAACCAGCAGCAGTTCCTCGACGAACTGACGCCGACCGCCAAGCAGGTCGCTGCCGACACGGGCATGCCGTGGCAGGTGCTGGTGGCCATCCCCGCGAATGAGACGGGCTGGGGCTCCGCGGTGTTTCACAACAACTACTTCGGCGAGAAGGGGCCAGGCGCGAGCGCACGCACGTGGGAAGTCGTCAACGGCCAGCGCCAGGACATCACCGATTCGTTCAAGACCTTCGATAGCCCCGAAGCGTCGATGCGCAGCTTCGTGGCCTTCGTGCACAACAACCCGCGCTACAAGGACGCGCTCGACTACCTCGACAAGAACCCGTCCGACTGGCCGACGTTCGTGCACATGCTCAACAAGGACGGCTACGCCACCGACCCCGATTGGGCTGACAAGGTCACGCGCATCGGCCAGCCGCTGGAATCGTCCTCGACGCAGCCGACGACGACGATGAGCCCAGGCAGCGGGGTGCAGACCGCCTCGCGCGGCACGGGCTCGCTGTTCGATACCGCCAAAAGCGCTATCGGCTCCAAGTACGTGTGGGGCGGTCCTGGCGGTCGGTCGAACTTCGATCAGAGCTTCGTCGGCTCCGACTGCTCAGGCTTCGTGGCCTGGGCGTACCGCAACGGACTGGGGGTCACGCTGCCCGCGTTCACGGGCTCGATCTGGGCGGCGTCCAAGCCGATCGACCCCAAAGACGCCGTGCCAGGCGACCTGATCATGTTCGGCATGAACCAGTCAGACCCGGCCCAACAGCACGTCGCCATCTACGAGGGCAACGGGATGATGATCCACGACTCGTCCCTCAACCCGAATGGTGGCGTGCAAGAGACACCTATCTGGAACGGCGGCAGCTTCAGGCGCGTGACGGGCGTCAACGCCGCGGACCTCAGCCGCGCCACGTCGAGCAACTCAACCGAGACCACACCCGCGTCCGACGCGCGCCAGTCGGATACGGGTGTGCACACCCCGCCGACGTACCCCGCGGTGCACATGCAGGACCCGCCGCCGAACCCCGATCACCCCGTGACGATCATCAAGCCGTCGACGCGGCTGCGGCCAGGCCCGACCTACAACCCCGAGCCGATCATGGGCGGTGGTCAGGAAGAAGCCGCCAAGCCCGAGATGTCCAAGAAGGAGGCCAGCTACACCAAGAAGGCGCAAGAAGACCAGTGTCAGGACTGCTCGATGTTCCGCGCCAACACCTGCTCGCTGGTCAAGGGCTACATCCACGACCAGGGCTCGTGCGACTACTTCGAGCCCAAGAAGTCTGAGATGGGCGCGGGTACCGAGATGGGCGCGGGCGACGCGTGGTACGACGACCCGTCGCTCAACGTGCAGGTCGATCAGCCCGCGCCACAGGAGGTCAACCCGCTGCAGGCCGCGGTCAACGGCGCACACGACCTGCTGAACACGCTTACGGGCGGCGGGCCAGGCAAGGTCTCGGGCGTCGAGCAGGCCACGCGTGACTACGCGGGCCGCACCGCGCAGGCTGCCAAGGGCACTACGACACCCGCGGCCCCCGACACCACTACGACAGTTACGGGCACCTCGAGGCGCACCACAGCGCCAGATATCGGCGTGGAGCGCGCTACGGACCAGGCCCCGATGCCCGCGCCCGAGCCCGCGGAACAGCCGCTGCCCGCGCCTGAGCCAGCGCCCGCGCCGCCCATCGAGCGCAAATCGATCGTGGGTACACCGCCCGCACCTGACAGCGGCCCGTTCGCTTCGCTGCCGCCGCTGCCAGGCACGGACGTGTCTCAGAGCAGTGCACAGGTCGCGCCGCCCCCGCAGCCTGGACAGCCCGTGCTCAGCCGTCCCGCGCCTGCTCCATCCGAGCAACCCCCGTTTGTGCCAGGCACGCACCTGCCGACGCTCAAGCCTGACAACCCGATCACCAACCCCAGCGCCAGCCCGATGGACAAGGACGCTGCTATCGGCGACGCGCTGGCGACCACGGTGCTGCCCGATTCCGCCGCCAACGCGCACGTCGGCCCCGTGTCGGTGCACGACCTCGTGTCGCAGGCGCTGCGGCCCTCGGCGCTGTTGGCGCTGCCCGTCACGGGCGCGAGCAGCGTGGGCATGAACCTGGGCGAGTACGCCGCGACGCAAGCCGCCGAGCAGGTGCTCAAGAAGGCGGGCGCGACCGCCGCGCGCGAGATTGCCCCCGCGCTGGGCAAGGTCGGCGGCGCGGCGCTGGACGCCGCGGTCCAACCCGTGGGGGCCGCGGTCAAACCCCTCGTCGACCAGTTGTCGCGCTCGCCGTTCGGCAAGTTTCTGACCGAAGACTCGGGCATCATCAGCGCCAGCGCGGCCATGGGCCACGCGCGCGACGTGCTCAAGAGCGGGCTGTATGGCGCGGCGGCAGGCGGCGCGCTGGGGGCCTTCGGCGACATCTCGCAGGGCAACCCGCAGAACGACCCCAACTGGTGGAGCCAGGTGGCCATGGACGCCGCCAACGACGCCAAGTTCGGCGGCGAGCTTGGACTGGGCCTGGGCGTACTGGCTCCGATGGCACAGTTCGGCTGGGACCACAGTGTGGGTCCAGGCGTGATGCACCTGTTCCGTGAGGTCTTCACGCCGCTCAATAACCTGTCGCTGGGCGCGCAGGACGCCTATGTCACGCGCGCCAACCGCGTTGGGCTGGCGGCGCAGGGCCAGATTCTGCTGCAACAGGAAGGCGAAAAGCTGTTCGGCAAACCAGGCACGGGGCTGAACACCGCCGAGGCCGCGGCGTGGCTCGAGGACCGCCGCACGCTGGCGGGCTACGTGGGTCCCAACGGCGAACGGGCCAACCCCGCGCAAGAATTGTGGGCCCGCAAACGTCTCATGTATGAAGACTCTTCGGGCGTCAGCATGCGCGCTCAAGGCATCTTGAGCCCGACGCAGGACGTGGTTACCCCCGTGGGCGCGCCTGGTCCATCGGCGCACGTGATGCACCTGTACGATGACACCGCGCCTGGCGGAGTGCAGTACGCCAAGCGCAAGAGCGGTCTCGGGTGGAGCGACACGGTGACCCACAGGCGCGTGGCATCCAACGATCCACTCGATCCGTCTCGACCGCGTACGCTGCGCGAGGCGCTGGACCAATACTACAGCGACCCGATCGACAACCCCAAGCCGCTCGACGATCTGGTGACGCGCTTCTCGACCAGCTTCTATCAGACCGAGCGCGCCTTCGCTAACCGCGAGGCGTGGGTCAAGGTGCGCAACGACCCCGACATGGTGGCGCGCAAGGTGCCTGGGGCCAAGATCGATCCGACCTGGCGCAGCCCCGACAAGCAATGGGGTCTGGGCCAGGGCCAGGACCAGTACGCGGTGCATCCCGACCTGGCGACGTACCTGAACAACGTCACGGGCGTGACGGGCTCGCTGCGCGACAACCCGCTCTTCAACGCGCTGTGGGGCCTGAACGCGCCGTTCAAGATGGTCGCTTTCGGCGGCAGCCCCGTGCACATGTTCAACATCGTCGCCCGCGCGCACTCGGCCATGGCTGCCAACGGCGTGCTGGGCAATGGCGTGGGCGAGTTGATGAAAGGCTGGATCCTGCCCACCTTCCGTCCAGGCGGCACGCGCGAGTTGTTCATGGGCAACCCGCGCGCGGTGCTCAACGCCGCTCGTGCGGGGGTGACCCTCGGCCACTGGGCCGACGACCTGGGCGCGGCGGGCGGACCCGCGCTGCAGGACACGCTCAAGCGCATGGGCTGGGCGGGCGCGGGCGCGGGGTCGGCGGCGTATCTCAACGCCAAGCGCACGGGCGCGAGCGATCAGGAGGCGTGGGACGCGGCGTGGAAGGCGGGTCTGCTGGGCGAGATCCCGTTCACGCCTGGAGCGGGCGCGGTGCTCAAGGGCACCATGAAGCTGTTTGGCCAGGACGTGTCCCACACGGCGATGATGTCAATGGCCGACCTGCTGCACAGCGCCATCTTCACCCAGGCGCTGCCCGCGGCCAAGGTGGGCATGTTCGACATCCTGACTCGCAACCCGAGCGTCGACCACAGCCTGGCCGCTGATCTGGTGAATGAGACACTCGGCGGTCTGGACATGCTCAAGATCGGTCGCGCGCCGTGGGCGCAGGATCTGATGCGCTTCGGGCTGGTGTCCAGCGACTTCGAAGAAGGCGAGATCAGGACGCTGTGGAACGCCGTTTCGCCTGGCCCGCGCGGCGACTTCACGCGCAACACGGTGGTCAAGGGCATGGCGACGATCTACGGCACTACCGAGCTCCTGAACCTGGCGCTCAACGGCCACTTCACCTGGGACAACGGACGCGGCCACGAGTTCGATCTGGAGACCACGGGACTGCAGGACAACCTGGCCGACGTCTTCAACCAGCCGTCATGGAGGGCTGTGGATCCCGCGACAGGCCGCGCCACGCGCACGTATCAGGAGGTCATGCCGCCGCTGCGCTGGATCATGCAGACCCTCGGCGAGGGTACGCGCCAGCTTGCCTACAACGCGGGCCAGCTTGAAGGCGGCACCTCGGGCCAGCGCCTGGTGCAGCAGTACGGCGGCGATCCCGCCAAAGGCGACAGTCCGCCGCAGATCGGCGAGATGCTGGCGCAGGACGCGCGCAACCGTGTTGGCTTCGTGCCAGGCGGGCTGGGCGCGCTGGGCACCGCGGCCTTCGGCGGCGGCGTGGCCGACTACACGGGCAAGCTGTACGACCCGCCAGGCGCGGAGCCCAAGAGCCCGTGGTCCAGAGCGGCGATCAACGTCGCCTCAGTGCTGTCCTCGGACGCGCCGTCGGGCATCAGCAGCGTCACCAGCAACGTGCCCATCGAGCACCCCGACCGCATGCGCGCCATGGCTGCCATCGTCGCGGGCATGGGCCTGCCCAAGCTGTACGTCACCAACGAGATCAGCGACAACCTGAACGCGATGGAGGAGCAGAAGAAGTCGCTGGGCTTCGACGTCAAGACGCAGCAGCAGTACGAACAGACCTTCACCAAGAACAGGCAGGCCAACGACGCCGAGCGGCAGCAGGTCTTCGACCGCGCGCCGACGACCACCGATACGCACGCCGCGCTCGACAAGCAACTGCAGGACGTGGCCACCCGACGCAAGGACCTGACGCTGCGTCACGAGTTGACCGTCGACTACCTACAGAACCTCAAGGACCAGGGCCTGCAGAGCAAACTGCTCGACTTCTGGACGCACGTCTTCGACCCAGGCGGCAGCGCCTCCAAGCGTCCCGCGGACACGCTCAGCACCACCGACACCAAGAGCCTGGCCGACGCCTACTGGCATCCACAGGACACCGACGCCACGAGCAGCCCCGAGCAGGTCGCCCGCGCCCGCTCGCAGGTGCTCAAGGACCTCGGCCAGCAGACAGGCGAGCACCCCGACGCGCTCGAGGATTCGTTCAAGTGGATCGCTCAGAACACCGACAGCAACGGCCTGAGCCAAGCGATGCCCACGCTGGGGCACATGACCGAGGACGATCTGGGCAAAGCCACGACCGACTTCCTCGACGCGGGGCTGGACCCCGCTAACAAGGCGCAGAGCAACCCCGACGCCAGCGCGCGGGCCGACGCGCAGCGCCAGAAGCTGCAGGACCTGGCGCGCCAGTACAGCGTCGACCCCAAGAGCCTGCTGCAGCGCATCAACCTGCGCCTCAGCAACCCCGACCAGGCGCAGTCCACGGGGCTGCAGAAGAGCTACAACAACGCGCTGCAGACGTTCTTCGACTCGCGCGATCAGGACACCTATCCCAGGTACGTCTTCCCCGACGGGCACTACGTCAGCCCCGACGACGCTAAGGCGTACGACAAGCAACTCGCGCAGGCGTCCGACGCCCAGAAGAAATACGACCCCGCGGTCTACCCGCTGGTACAGGCCAAGAAGGCGGGCGACGACAAGCGGCTGATGGCGCTCATCAACGACCAGAACAATAAGGACTACGAGCGCTGGTTCGGGCTGGGACGCGACATGTCCGAGAAACAGTGGAACCAGTACATCAACGGCCAGGTGGTCGGCTACACCGATCTCCGCTCGAGCGACCCCAAAGCGGAGACGCTCACCCGCGACCGCATCATCGAGCGCTATACGGCCAGCACGTTCGACCAGCGCACCAACACCAAGGTCACCCTCCAGATCCAGGGCAAGCCCACCCAGATGAACCTGTGGGGCGCGTACGGCTACCTGAAGCACTTTCACGTCAAGACCGCGGGGCGGGACTTCCCCGCGGATAATCCGAGCGACCTGCCCCCCGATTCCACAACCGCTCCACAAGGAGTACAGTAGGGACAATTGCATGGCTAAGAAGACCAGCACAGACGCATTCCGCCAACCGGCAATGAAGTACGTCGGCAAGATGGAAGTCCTGGGCGGACCTGTGCCGATCGGCCAGATGCACCGCCCGTATGTCAAGAAGGAGCATGATCGTCCGTACGGGGCTGAAGGCAAAGACCTGCACCCCGAGCGCGTCGAGAATCAGAAATCGCCGCCTGTGTCGGTGTCCCGCACAAAACGCAGCGGCGGGAAAGGAGAAACCTAATGTACGCACGTCGTCGTCGGGGCGGTCGCAAGCACTGACAAAACCCCCAGGGGGGTCAACTACATCCTGCTTTCTCTCACTGCCCAAGTCTGCGAGACAGGAACGGAGCACATCTCTGACCCCCCTGGCTACCCCACTGTGGAGACACCATGGCCCAGTCCATCAACAGCAAGCACCAGAAGGTCTCTGGCAAATCCACAGGGACCAACGCCGACTTCAAGAAGGACGGCTACGCACGTGGCCCCGTTCCGAAGTCGATGATCGGCACCAAGGTTGGCCTGACCAACCATGTGGGCTACTCAGGCCCAGACGCAGCACAAGGAACGCACAACGGATAAGAGATGACCACCCAGGATCTCGACCCGTCTGCAACCGCTGAAGACGAAGCTCCCCCATCGCCCGAGTCCGATGGCAACGAGCAAGCGGCCCCAGAGCAGGACGAGAACGAGCGCGAGCGAGAACTCCAGCGGAGACTGACCCAGCAGGGGCGGGAAACCGCCGAGGCGCGGCGTGCCGCGGCTCTGGCGCAGAACCAGGCCAGCGTGCTGACCAGCACCGTGCAGGAACTCCAGTCGCAGGTCCAGCTTCTGACCGCACATCTTGGCGAGCAGCAGCGTGCCGACCAGGCGCGCCAGCAACAGGAACTCGATAACTACCTCGCAACCCTTCCGCCCGAGGAGCGTCTGGACCGCAAGATCCAGATCCTGAACGAGCAGGTCAAGCAGTTGCAGACTGCCGCGACGCCGTCACGACCAGTGCAATCCGCGCCTGCCCCACAACAGCCTCAACCGCAGCAGCAAACGTCCAGCGACGATGCCACGCTGCAGTACATGAAGGACCGCGCCATCGCTATCGTCAACGAGGCCGAGGCCGAGTTTGGCGTCAAGGTGGACGTGTCCCAACTCGCCGACGGAGACTGGGAGAGCGAGGAAGCCTTTTACAAGGCTGTCATGAAACGCGCCGCCAGAGGAAACGGAGAAGCCATGCCGAAGAAACCCCCCGCCACTGAAACCCCCCAGCAGATGCAAGCCCGCATTCGACGCGAGGTCGAAGAGCAGTTGGGTGTCTCATCCCCCAACGGACCACGACCTGCCGCGGCGCGTGCCCACAAGCCCACCGAGGACGACGTGAAAAGCGCGGTCAACAGCTACTCGTCGGCCAAGGGCCCCAAGGCGCAGGTGCAGAAGCTCAGGGAGATGCGCGAGCGCATGGGTTGACTTCAGGAACGACTGGCACACAAGCACTCGGCGCTCAGGTGAAGCCTCTATACGGCGGACGGAAAAAGCCGAAGCTCAAGCCGAAGGCGAAACCGTCGAAGACTTCATCTAGGAGACGCTAATGCCACAGGGCACGACGGGTACCGTCGCACTCGCCCCCGAAGTCAAGGCGATGTATGACGCTGACTTCTACCTCCAGGGGCAGTCGATGGTCTACTGGGACCAGTTTGCGGACCTGAAGGGTCCGATCATGAACGGGCAGCGCGGCATCAGCCAGAACTTCCCGATCATCGAATCCATGCCGCCGAACTTCACCGTGCTCGACGAGCTCATCGACGTCGCGCCGAATCAGATGCGCGGCTCTGAGGTGGTCGTCACGCTGTCCGAGTTTGGCGGCGCGATTGAAGTCACCAAGTTTCTGGTGGCCACGGCGTACGCGGACGTGTACAAGCAAGCCGCCTACGTCAACGGCTACAACCTGGCGGAGTCGATCGACTACATTGCGCGGGCCGTCTTTGGACAGGGCTCCCGCGTGTGGTTCCAGAACAACCACACCGCGCGCAACCAGTTCGCGGGCCAGACCGCCAATCAGGATCAGATGACCATCCGCTTCCTCGAGATGATGGCGATGATCGCGCGCTCGATCAAAATGCCGCTGTACGAGGACGGGGCCATCGCCTCCGAAGTGCACCCGTTCGTGCTGTACGACCTGATGCAGGATCAGACCAACGGCGGTCTGCGCACCATGTCGCAGTACAGCCACCCCGAGATCCTGTTCAACGGCGAGATCGCCTACTGGGGCGGCAATCGCCTGATCGTCTCGGCCAACGCCAAGGGCTTCTGGGGCGCGGGCGCGGCAGCCACCTCCGCGGTAGCGACGACCACCTCGGCGGCTATCAACCCTGGCGACACGACGATCACCGTCACCGCGGCGACCAACATCGCCATCGGCCAGTGGCTGGCCATCGTCGACACCACCGAGCCTGGCAACGTGTGGACCGACACCAACGAGTTGTTCCGCGTCACGGGCATCGCGGGCAACGTCATCACGGGCTTCGTGCTCGACCCAGGTCCTGGCGACGCGGGCGGTTTCCGCTGGCCGCACGCTTCGGGCGTGGCGGTCAACAACAACAACTCGGTCTACCCCGTGCCGATGTTTGGTCCCAACTCGGTGACCAAGGCGGCGTCCAGTTGGACTGGCCCATACGGTGAGACGGTAGTCACTGGTCCGTTTGACCGCCTGGGCCGCTTCCTGACCTTCGGCTGGTACCTGATCGCGGGCTACGCGCGTACGCGCAACGCGTGGCTGTTCCGCGGCGAGGTGGGTTCCAGCCAGTCGTGAGCAAGGACGGAGACTTCTACGACAGGTGCCCCAACGACGGGTGCCTGGAAGTGGACTACGTCGCGCGCAACGAGGGTGACGGCGGAGCGGGCCACGAGCACGAAGGCCAGCGCGAGTCCGCCCACGAGTGGAGCATCTATTCCGCAGACCGCCGCAAAGGCGGCTGCGGAGCCCTCTGGACGCGCACCAATACTACAGGTGTCGAGCGGTATAACCAGCAAGGCAGACAACCTGTGGGGCTGACGGCTGCCGCCGAAGCGGGGCGCAGCTACTTCCTGCCCAGCGATGCCTACCGCGATCAGTACGAAAGGATCTTCGGCCACGCATAAGCGCACTGCCGAGGGCGGCGTGATGACCCTGGACGAAAACGTCGACCACACCGTGTGGCCGTGCATTCCGCACGACCCCAATGTGGACTGCAACGACGCGCTCAGGGCCTATCGCGACCCGCGCGGCTCGCGCATTCTGCGTCCCCAGGTGCCCAGCTATGCCCGTAACCCCCCGCCCCCTCGCTAGCGCGATCATGGTCCCCGCGCGATCGGTCACCGTGCCGACGCAGGCGGGCCGCAGCGTCCAGTTCCGACAGGGCATGGCGGCGATCAACGACACCAACGACCTGCCGTACCTGTTCGCGCGCGACGACGTGAAGGTAATGGTCACCGCGTACGCCATGGGCTGGATGGACGAGGTGCTCTCGCACACGCGCGTCATCAACGCCGACGTGCACTGGCCCGTCAACTACGCCGTGGAGCACACCAGCGAGACCGAGTTTTCAATCAAGGAACAGGAGCCCCCGCCGCTCGAGCACGTCGACCTGCTGGACGAGGCGATCAAGGACAAACCCAAGTGGCGAAAACCGCCCTCCAACTCATCCGCGAGCTAGGCTTCCGCCTCAACGAACTGGTCGTGTGCGACCCGACCGCGGGCGGCAACAACACGCTGTTCTGCCAGGACCTGCTGCAGTTCTTCCCGCAGGCCATTCAGCAGTTCAACGGCTGGGTGTACGCGGCCAGCCCCGCCAACGCGCAGAACCAGGGCCTGGAGCGCCGCGCGCAGAACTGGACTACCGACGGCACCCTGACGCTGTACGCGCCAGGCTTCCCCGCGCCGATCACGGGCGGGGAGTACGAGATCCACATGCGCTACCCGCGCGCGCGGCTGGTTGAGGCGATCAACAGCGCCGTGGGTCAACTGGGATTGACATGGTACCGCGACTGGATGGACGAGTCGGTCGTCACCGCGGCCAACACGTGGAAGTACTACCCGCCCGCGGCGCAGAACTGGGCCAGCATCTACCGCCTGGAGATCCAGATCAACCTGAACGAGACGCAGCTTGGCTACCCGTACGCCGACGCCGAGTACCTCAACTGGCGACCCAGGCGCTATGTGGATCTGAGCGGCAACGAGACGTGGCTGATCGAGTTCGGCATCCTGCCGCCGCCCGACCGCAAACTGCGTATCTTCGGTGAAGGCTACTACCCCGATCTGGTGCAGGACGCCGACGTGCTGCCCGTCGCGGGCAAGTGGGAGCGCGCCGCGCTGGACTGGATCTACGACTTCGCCGAGTTCAGGCTGAACTGGTGGCTGACCAACAAGCAGCCTACCGCGGAGGCCGAGAAGACCAGGCAGCAGGCCATGGACCGCCTGGAGCAGCAGAAGAACGAGATTCTGCAGAACAGCCCCTCGCATCGGCCTGGGCGCATCGTCACGCCTGGTCACGGCGACGCGATGGCCTTCCCCAGCCCCGAGGACTGGCGCTACCTCGGCGCGTTCAAGTCTTCCAGCTTCATCAGGGGCGGCTAACCCATGGTGATGGGCGGCAACGGGGTCGCGTATGCCTGGCCCAACGTCCAGCCTGGGCAGCAAGAGGAGGTCATTCTCAACGCGCTGCCGATGCAGCTTGTGCCTGGCAAGTACGTGGTGCAGGAGGCCGATCGCTTCGGCGAGAAGGTCACCCAGGGCGACCTGAAGTACGCCGACTTCAACCCCTTCGAAAGTGCTCAGGCGTCCAGCACGCTGATCAGTGGCGCAGGGCTGCAGCGCTACAGCGACGTGCTGGACCCGTCGACGGTCACTACCTACTACAAGGAAACGTCCAACGTCTCGTGCGTGGAGATGCCCGCGACCCTGAGCCCCGAGATGCTACAGCAGGCCGTGTCAGGCGTCGCCACCACGCTGGTGTACATCGCCGACGTGATGCTCACGGGCGTCGCGGGGCTGGTCACGGTAGGCATCGGCCCCAACGGCATCTGGACGCGCGCCACCTCGGGCGCGTGGACGCTGGCGATCAGCTTGCCCGCCTCGCCGCTGCAAAACGCCATCTCGGTCTTCCGCGGCGTGCTGATCATCGGCTACGGCGGCGCGCACACCGCGCAGTGGACCTCGGACCTGTCCACCTTGCACGACGTCACGGGCAACTCGAGCGCGACCTCGGGACCCGATGTGGGTCCGATCTACATCTACGCCGCGACCAGCGACCACGCCACCTCGTACGTCGCGGGCGGCAACGCGCAGGACCCGACGCTGGTGCTCGCCAGCCTCGCGCCAGGCAACAACTACGCCACGCCGACCGCGACGGGCACGGGTCCTATCGTCTCGCTGGCACCTGGCGGCGGCATCGCGCTGGTGTACGTCGGCAAGCTGACTGAGCTTGGCGAGATCGATCAGAACGGGCTGTACCGCACGCTGGTGCCCTTCGACGGGCTGTACGACGGCAACTGCCAGCCGCTGCGCTGGTATCTTTCCTCGGGCGCGGACGCACAGCGCGGACCCACCGTCCTCGTTTTCCCCAGGGGTCATGGGCTGTGGCTGTACGCCCCGTCCACCATCACCGCGGGCGACTCGTACAACATCAGCCCCTGGTCGCAGCCGTGGCTGCGGCCTCCCAACGCGCGCGGCAAGATCACTGCCATCCAGGGATCCTCGAGGTGGCTGTACTTCGCCGTGCAGCGCCAGGCGGATGGACACACGTGGATCTACCGCCGCGACGCGGCCACGGGCGCGTCCCACACCTGGCTGGACCTCGGAGTCGGCGCGTGCAGCGCGCTGGCGATCTCGACCAACGTGCCCGCCAACCCAGGCAATCCCGTGCTGCTGGTCGGCTACGGCAACTCGGTGCTGACTATCACGTTGCCGCTCGACGGCGATAGCGACCACGACGACTCGGCCTGCCGCCACAACACCATCGGCTACCTCGACCTGCCCGATACCGATCTGGGCTTCCCCGATGAGATGAAGATCCCGTTCTCGATCCGCGTCACGGGCGAGCGGATGTCGCCTAACCAGCGCTGGTTCGAAGTATGGGCGGCGTACGATGGCGGCAACTGGGTCAGCATCGGTACGGTCAACACGCCGCTGCCCGAAGGCGAGTTGCTGTTCCCCTCGGGAGTCAGCTTCCGCCGCCTGAGCATCCGCATCTGGTTCCACTCCACCGACGGCTCCGAAAGCCCCGACCTGTACGGCGTGTCGATCCGCATGAGCCTGAACACCAAGGTGTATCGGCTGTTCGTGATCCAGTGCACGGTGCCCACAGCTTCATATCAGACACTGGCCGACAACCTGCAGAACCCGTACACGCTCATCGGCAGCTTGTGGAACGCGCGCCGCGCGGGCTTCCCCGTGACGTACTCGGACCCGTGGAACGATCAGTTCCTCGTGCGCATCCTCAAGATGCAGCAGACGCAGATGCTGCGTCAGCCCGACCTCGTACCCGAGACGACGCTTGACTTCACGCTGCTGGAGTTCATCAAGGGCCGCAGCCCGCTCGACTTCCTGTACGACGTCACCAAACCGGACGGTCCTCTCGATCCGACACAGTACGGGTACGATCAGCCCCTGGCACTCTACGATACGGTGGAAGTCTGATGCCGCTCTCTGCAACCGATTTCGTCACACAGGGACCCATCCGCTCGGCGGATATGAAACAGTTTGTCGACCTGTTCACGGGGGTGATGACCGACCAGCCGATCACCTTCAAGAACGCACTCTCGGTGGGCGGCACGCAGGGAGCCAGCACCGCGGCGCTCTCGCTGTACGGTGCACCCTCGCAGACCAGCAACCTGATCAACCTGTACCCCAACCCCTCCTCGTTGACGCCGACGTTCGGATTCGCGGCCTACGGCGCGTTCGGCTGGGGCGCGGGGGGTACCTCGGCGCAGGACACCTTCCTGTCCAGAATAGGCACGCAGAACGGCCACAGCACCGACACCGCGGGCCTGCTGGTCTCGCCGCATCTGGAGACGGCGGGCACCATCATCGCCACGGGGCTGAGCTTGAACGCGCCAGGCACGTTCAGTTCGGTCGGCAACGGCACTTTCTCGGGCAACCTGACCGTCGGCGGCTCATTCACCGTGACGCAGGACATCCACGCGCGCTGGCTCTATACCACTGACGGCTCCAACGGCGTGGTGCAGGCCAGCAACGGCTCGCTGTACCTGCGCTCCGCGGGCGGCGGCAACGGTATCATCATGGACACGGGCTCGGGCGGGCTGAACATCTCCTCGGGGCCGCTGACCGTGGCGAGCACGCTGACCGTCAACGGCCCAGACATCTACTGCCCCAACGGCTGGATCGCCGCGGGGCCCGTCATTTCGGGCGGCGTGGGCGACCTGAACGCCAACCGCAACAACGGCACGGGCTACGTGTTCCTGGCCAACGCCAGCCACTACATCGGCTTCGACGGCAACAGCTATCAGTTGCCGACCTCGGCGCTGAATGTGCCAGGTGGACTATCCACGGGCAATCTGACCGCCACGGGCAATGTGTCTATCAGCGGCGCGGTCAACACCAGCAGTTACATCGTCGCGGCGGGACGTATCCAGACCAACGGCGACTTCATGATCAACAACTCGCCCGCCAACCTGTTCTTCGGCGCTGACGGCACGGCGATGCTGCAGCGGCCTGCCAGCCCCATTGCGGGCGCAAACCACCCGCTCGTCTCCATTAACTCGGACGGCTTCTGGCTTCAGGACAGCCCGCTGGTGCTGTATACCCCCAACGACCCACAGGGGGGTGGACAGACCATCCGCGAGATTGCCGCCAGCAACCGCTCGGCGTCGACGTACGGCGGCGGCGAGGTGCACATCTCTATCCGTCTGTACTGCGACGGCGACATCACCGCGGGCACCTGGGTGCACGGCATGGGCTTCATCCAGACCTCGGACCCCAACGCCAAGGCGGGCGCGGCGCTGATGAGCGACGCGGCGTGCACGACGCGCGTCAAAGACACCTCGCTGCCCGTGTACAGCTATCAACTCACCCCGCCCGTCTCAGGCGGCTTCCCCGCGCCGACGCCGACCGACATCGGCTTCATGGCCACCGACGTGTACCTGCACAACCCCGAGTTCGTCGCCCTCGACAGCACGGGCTCGCCCGTGGCGGTCAGCTACCCCAACATGTGTGCCCTACTGTGGGGTGCGCTGCGCGACCTGAACGCGCGCTGCGCGGCGTTCGGCATCTAGGAGGTTTTCACGTGAAACGCATCGCACTGCTGAGCCTGCCCGACCCGCGCTTCCCGCTGGGCGCTGAGGGCTACGAGGCCAACCGTGTCGACTACCGCCTGATCATCGACCAGTCGCTGCGCGTGCCGCTGGACCGCACCACGGGCGCGACCATCGACGAGATGCGCAAGGCCATCCGCGTGCTGGATGCGCTGGACAAGGCCCGCGACGTCCTCGAACTGGAGGACGCCGACTGGGAGTTCCTGAAGCTCAAGGTCGAGAAGATGCCGTGGGGAGTCGTCGACCGCCGTTTCGTGCAGTTCTATGACGACGTCACCACCGCAACCGAATCCCCGAGAGACGCCCAGCGAGTCGACGGAGCCGTCGCCTTCTGACCCGCGCCGCTCGGGGGTACGCCTGGCGCTGTCGCTGGCGATCGAATACACGCGCTTGCGCGAGACGACCGCCGACCGCTGGGAGGCCCGCGTGTCAACCGTGGGCCTGCTGCTGTTCGGCGGCGTGGCGGCGATCATCATGCTGTTGGTTGTCGTGCCGCGCCTGGTCAGTCTGATTCCGTAGCGGGCTCGGGCTCGAGGGCGTTCTTACCGCCGCGCAGCCGACGCCGCGGTGCGGGGGCCGAAGAAGTCATCACGGGCTCGGCCTCGACGATGGGCTGCAGCGCCTTGCGCAGCATCTGAAGCTCCAGCACGATGGCTTCGGCGGCGTCGGCCAGGCGATTGAGCGCCAGGTTGCCGACGGCGTTGCCGATGACTTCGACGGCCTCGATCACCTCGCGCTCAACCGTCTGCTCCTGCTTGAGTTGCGCCTCGTAGGCGGCGTCGGCTTCTTCCTGAATGCTAGGCTGTGGTTCGGCTACGCCGTTCATGACCACGTCGACCGCATGCTGGTGCTCGGGGGTCTTGAGTTGCGCCTGGGCCTGAGCGACAAGGTCGACGTCGTCGAAGGGCAGCGGCTCGAGCTCCAGGGGTACAGGTTCGGTGGGGGATGCGGTGGCGGCGGGTGCCTCCACAGGTCCCCCCAGCAGCGCGGCGTCTAGCTCCGCGAGCAGGTCTTCGTTGAAGGTCATGGTTCCTTCGATGACTCCTTTCATGACCGTGAGGGCGTCGTGCGGGCTGCGAACGATGTAGGCCCACACGTGGTGTTTGCGCAGGTAGATCAAGCGGGAAAGCTGGCGTTCGGTGGCACGTCCCTTGCCTTGCTTGACTTCGAACCCGAACAGGTTTGGGCTCAGCCAGACAAGAAGGTCAGGCCAGCCCTCACCCGTCCAGGCGTTCGCGGGCCAACCCACCACCAGCGCGGTCGGATGGTGATGGCGAATGGCCTCGCGAATGCGCTGGCGTAGTTGCTTCTCAGCCAGCCGCGGCGGGCTCCCCGACGTCTTCGAACATACCCGCGACCGCTTCGGCCATGCTCATGGGCGGGTTGGTGGGGCCGTTGGGCGAGGCAGGCACACCGCCTGGTGCGCTGGGTCCGCTGCCGCCGATGAGCGGCGTGCCCTTGAGCGTGTCCCAGTTGTCGTCCGCCTGAACCTCCAGCACGCTGGAGAACGGGCGACCCTGCTGCGAAACCTCGTCGACGACGGTCAGCACCACGAACTTACCCGCGATCTTGGTTTCGATGAATTTGCCGATCTGCGCGTGTAGCTCCCAGGTCTGCACGTTGTTGTAGCGCGGGTCGGCCCGCAGTGCCTTGGCGACGTCGCCCTGACCCGCCGCGCCCATGGTGCCCGCCATACCGAACTGCGAGCCCTCTTTGCCGCCCATGCTGTTGTAGCGGCTGATGGTGCGACCGACACCCGCGCCTGGTGCGCTGGTGGGACCTTCGACGATTTTGAAGTCGACGTTGTAGCCAGGCGTGCGGTCGTAGTCCTTGGGCGTGGGACGTACGGCCACGATCTGGGCGCGGAAGTAGCCCTGCGGCAGACGTGGACGACCAGGCTCCGTACGAGTGAACGAGTCGTCGAGCTTGTAACCCTGAAACGGCATGAGTGCTCCTTTTCAGCTAATCACGTCCTGACGAAGGATCGGGGTGGCGTCAGGTGCCAACCACTTGATGGCTCGCAGCGCCATGTCCAGTGACGGGGCGTGCCAGATGATTTCGACGTTGACCTGTACTGTACCAGAATGATACACCGTTGTCAAGCGGACGTCGGCACCACCTGGCCATTCTGATGGAACAGCGGTTCCGTCAGCGTCTGCCATGTAGGGTTCCTCACAATACGTCCGAGAATGTGCACGGGTCCCTTGGCGATGTAGCGGTCGTGCTGGCCGATAAACAGCTTGCGCACCTCGACGGCAGCCTCGGGGATCTTCGAGTTGTGCGCGTCGGGCAGGTCGATCTCTGGCAGGGCAGGTGCGACTTCGCCCGCCTCACCCCCCTGTGGGGCCTTGTCCACATCCACGTACAGCCGCCCCAGAAGTTCGACCGAATCGCGGATGCCCAGCAGGGCGTACGGCGTCAGCCGCGGGCCCGTCTGCACCGTGTCGTCGTAGCGCTGCTCGCGATCGTTCTCCTGCATCAGGTACAGCGTGTGCACGGGCAGCACGTTGAAGTTGCGCTGCCACTCGGAGCACAGCGCGCCGACCTGATTCCAGCCGCGCCAGTCCTGCGGCGATTTGGGGATGCGCTCGATGTACTCGCGCAGCTTGGCGGGATCCGCGGGCTCGTAAGCGCACACGTGCCCCAGCGCCAGGTCCTGCACTCGAGACCACGTGTCCCACACCAGCGCCTGGATCTTGTTCTTGGGGTTGGCGACCACGTCGTAGACGTCGATCACGTCCCGCCAGCGGCGGATCTTGGCCACGCGGATGTTGGGCTTGTTGATGTACGGGCGGATGTTCTCGTCGTCGACGCTCACGACGAGCACGTTGATGCCCGTGATCGAGGCCCCCAGCGTCGACTTGCCGACCCCGTTGCGGCCATAGATGCCCGCGCGGAGGTGGCTGAGGGCCATCACCTGTTCAGGTTGAAGAATGGTTAGTGGCAATCAGTCCTCCATGTCTTTGACGGTGATCGAGAAGCGCTTACCCTGCATCACGATCTCGAAGTAACCCTTTACGGCCAGCGCTCCGACGCGATCCAGATCGGGCAGCGTCTCGTCGCCGTTGAGTAGCCAGGAGCGCAGGCCCTCAGCCAGTTCGTTTTTCGTCAATTTGATCTCCCTTGATCCCACATGTTCTGGTCGGCGTGAGCGAATAGGGTCGTGCGCATAGCTTCGTTACGCTGACCTAGCTGATACTCGTTGGCGCACAGCTTCATGTACGGGCAGAAGCGCGGGCAGAACAGCGGGTGCCAGGCCCTGCGATAATGGCCCCGCCTGCGGGCTTCGACGATGGCGCGCACCGTGTCAGCCACATCCTGCATATTCTCAAGCAGGTGCGCGTCCCCTCTGAGGGTCGGGTACCGCTGGAACCACAGGCCGTCAGCGATGACGCGCCCGTACAGCCACTGCACGTAGGCGTCAGGCGTCGGGAAGTCGAGGTGGGGTCGCCAGTTGCGCCTGATCTCTGGCAGCGCCTCCGCGAGGCGGCGCATGGTGGTCTGCTTCTCGTCGTCGCCCGAGTAGAGCATGCCGTCTTTTTTGACTCGAAGAACGGGTGGATTCTTGGTCCACACGTAGTCGAACACGACACCCATCACGGGCTCCCCCGTCCGCAGCAGCACGAGTTGGAGCATGGTCTGTGGATCGACGCCACGCCAGTCCGAGTCGGGGATCTCCGAGAGGCATTTCCGCTCCCAGATCCAGAGGCGACCCTGGTTGTCCTTTTTGAGACAGTCAACGGTGGCCGTCAGCTTCACGCCTTCGGCGGGCTGAAACTGTACGGGCACCTCGGTGCCAGCAAGCTGCCACGGACCCATCGTGTCGGGTTCTTCGGACCAGTGCCGCAGGTACTCGTTGCACAGGTCCGAAACCTCCGAGGCGAGCGAGTACGCCTTGGCGGAATCCACCTGCTGACCAATGGCCCACTCCAGCATCCGTTCCAGTTCGGGCTGGAAGTCCTGACCCCAGTCGGACATCTCCAGGCACCTGTGGATCCACAGTCCCCTGCGTAGGGCCTCCGACTGGTTACGCGCCAGTGGGACCAGTTCCTCTACCCAGCGATACTCGTACTTTTTCAGGCACTGGGCAGCGTCGCGAAAGGCACTCGTTGAGAGTGCGAGATCATCCATTCGGGCTCCTATTCACATCGAAACGAAAACAACAGTGAGATGACTGTATCATCTCGGAAAGCGGCGTGTCAAGGGTCCCGATGCCTTGACTACGCGGCAATCTCTTTGCCCAACCCCCACGGCCCCGCGGTGATCTCAACCTCGATCAAACCCGCGGGCAGGTGCAGCCCCAGCCGTGCCAGGACCTCGAGCGCGTCCTCGGTCATCACCTTGCGGATCACGGGTGCGTCACGTTCAGGGTCGTCGGTCTCGAACAGCAGCGCGTCGTGCACGTTGCCGACGATGCGCAGATCCATCTCGTCGAGCAGCACCATGGCCGTCTGGGTGATGTCGCTGGCCATCGACTGCGGTGGGGCGTTCAGGCCGGACCTGATCGCCTCTGGATTTCCGTAGGTCGCGTCGGGCAGGCGGCGGATGCGGCCAACAGGGCTGCGTGTCCAGCCGCGCTGCCTGAGCTTCATCGCTTCGAAGCGGTGCCACACGGGGAACTCGGGGAAGGTGCGCTCGAACAGGTCGTGCAGCTTGCGCGCGGTGGCGTCGGACCACTCGATCTCGCCGAACTTCCAGGCGTACTCCTTCAGCCCCTGCCACGAGATCTGATACAACTGCGCCAGCACGGGCACCTTGCCGAAGATCTGGCGGTCGTCCTTGGTGATCAGCCGCGGGTGCTTCATCAGCGCCAGCGCCGCGAACAGCCGATAGATGTCGTCGCCTTGATGGAAGGCCCACAGCATCGAATTCCTGGGCACCACGTCCCACGTCTCGGGCTGGCCGAGTGCCATCCACGCGCACAGCCGCGCTTCGATCTGACGGTAGTCGGCCTGCAGCAGCGCGTGACCAGGCGGCGCGCTGAAGATGGGACGGACTGTGGTATCTCTGGGAGTGGTATGGAAAAAGCTGGAGAGCCGCCCAGTCTCGACCGAGGTGGTGCGGTACTCGGGGTGGAAGCGCCCATCGAAGCTGCGCTTGGTGTCGCGGGAGATCGGGTGAAAGTAGGTGCTGATCTTCTTGCGCGGGCGGCGGCAGTCGAGGATCTTGCGCGCTTCTGGATACTGCTGCGCGAGGCGATTCACGATAGCTTCGGCGGTTGACGGGTGCTTTTTGCCCTGCGAGATTACAGGCAGCCCCAGAGTTTGATACAACCACTGCGCAACTTGTGGATGGCTGGCAGGGTTCGCGATGGGCACCGAGCGGTCGGCGGCATCCCGTTCCTGCCACGCCTGACGCAAGAGCCTGGCCGTCGTCGAGCGGTCGACGTAGATGCCTCGAGCAAGCATGCGTTCGAGTGCGCGCAGCTTGGGCATCTCGACCGTCTCGGCGTACGCGGCCAGCCACGCGTCTTCGCGCAGGATGTCCATCTCGCGCTCGTACAGCAGCGGCAGCACCGCGGCGTCGTAGCCGTTGTATGGATACAGTTCCGCGATCGAGTGCGCCTTGCGGGCGTTGATGTCCCAGTCGGGCCAGCCCAGGTGCGCGCGGCCCGCCCACTTCAAGCCTTTGGGCGCGTTCTCGTCGAGCAGGTGCAGCCCGACCATGGTGTCCCACCGCGGGCGGGGCAGCGTGCCTGTCAACCGAAACCACACCAGATCGTCGAAGACACCGTTGTGGACCAGCCCCTGGACAAGTCCCAACGATCTCAACCAGCCCAAGATCATGCTGCGCCACGCGGGGTCGGTCTCCTCGTGACACAGAGGTACGACCCACGCGTGGCTGCCCTCGACGGCGAAGCCGATGGTCAGTGGCACAAAGGCCTTCGACCACCACGGCGTGACGTTGGTCTCGAAATCGTACGCCACCAGTGGGCTAGACTGAATCTCGCGGCGTAGCTTGACCAGGGCCAGCGACGTGTCTACGAGCTCGACCTGCACGGGCGGCACGCTTGGCGGGGGGGCAAGCTCGCCGCGGATCAGACGTCCGTAGCGCATGATGTCCGCCAGCCACGAGGGCTCGCGGCCCATGTTGCGCAGCACCGCGGCGGGATGCGGCGCGGGCAGGATCCACGCCTGATGCTTCTCGCTGTATACCTCTTTGCCCGACATGGCTCCGACCGTGCCGCGACCTAGCAGCCGCTGCAGCGGGATGTTGCCGAGGGCCAGGATCCACTTCGGCTGGATCTCCTTGATCTCCTGATCGAGGTGTGGGGCGCAGGCACGGGCGTACTCCATGTCGGGCTCCGCGTAACATCCGAACGCGTTGGTCAGGAACGCTCTGCGAATACCTGCCGTCTCCAGCGCGTGCTTGAGCATCGCACCCGAGGGGCCGATGAACGGTCGGCCCTCTCGGTCTTCTTGACTACCAGGGTTGATGCCGATGCACATCACCGTGGGGCCGTTCCATTCG